CATGAGGTCAACCGGGTTCTGGAAGTCCTCGTCGTCCTCGCGGGCTTCCGACGCATTTATCATTTCAAGCAGCGTCGTGAAGTTCTTCTCGTCCTCCGGGGCTTCATACCAGATATAGCCGATTAGCGCGGTGTAGTAGAGCTTTTCCGCTTTCACCCAGAAATCCTCGCCGGATTTTTCCCCGTCACCTTTGGTGTTGGCGATAATGGTATTGACAGCTTCTTGATTTCCGGCTTCATAGCGATACCTCGCCGTCCAGTTTCATAAAAGGATAAAAGCATTCGTAGCAAGCATAAGATTGCGTTTTATTAAGAAAACACACTGTCAAAAGGATTTTATGCTTTGGCGGGTGTCAGCCCGCCTCGGCGGTGTCAGTGGTGTTGATTTCAATGTACTCGGCAATCCGGCGGAACTCGTCCGCAAACTTAAAGTGAACACTGATATTGCCGTTTTCGTATACCTTGATATGGTCTACCAGCTCAATCAGAATTTCGCGGGTCAGCTTTTCGATGTTCTGATATTTTGTAAAAGCTACCAGCGCGGGATGCTGCTGGTCAACGCCGTTTGAGAGCTCTTTCCGTTCAGCCGTCAGCCGGGCCAGCAAATCCGAGAGCCCAGCGGCCTGACATTCATAATCGGCTTTCATTTCCCGGTATTCCTGCTGGGTGATTTCCCCGTCTTTCCAGTCTTGATACAGTGACTGCTTATAGCGGGTGATTTTCGCCAATTCCTTTTCCTTTGCGGCTATCTGGTCATTAAGGCGGTGGGATTGACTTTTTTTCAGCGGGGCCGCATTGATACGGGTTACTATTTCCGAATAGGAAACGGCGGTGCTTATTTGATACTGAATAGCGAACAGAACGGCGGCCTCTAAACGGTTGTGCTTAATAGAGTGCATGGTGCAGGCCGTCCGGGAGCGGTTCTTGTGGGTGGAGCAGGCATAATATATATTTTTCCCGCTCTGGCTCCGGGTGACGGATTTCCCACAGTCGGCACATTTCAGAAAGCCGCTGAACAAATGGAGCTCCCGGCCCTTTGGAGTTGTCCGGGTATCCCGGAGCAGGAGGGCCTGCACCCGGTCAAAGGTTTCGTGGGTGATGATGGCCTCGTGGGTATCGGGGACGCACACCCATTCTTCCTCCGGCACAGCCTCGATCTGGTGTACCTTGTAGTTTTTCACCCGGCGGCGGCCCTGCACCAAGTCCCCGGTATAAATGGGGTTTTTCAGAATGTCATTGACAATCTTGTTTCCCCACATGGGATTGTCGGCCACAGCGGGGGAATAGGGCAGGCCCTTTTCTATCCGGTAGGCCGTGGGGCTGGGTATGCCGTGTTCGTTCAGATAAAGCACTATCGCGTGTTTGGTGGTTCCTTGCAGGCACAGCTCGTAAATCTTCTTGACGATTTCAGCGGCCTCCGGGTCAACGATTAGCTGGTGTTTGTCTTTGGGGTATTTTATGTAGCCGTAGGGGGCGAAAGAGCCGATGTACTGGCCGTTGCGCCGCTTATAATCGAAAATCTGCCGGATTTTCTTTGAGGTCTGATAACAATACTGGTCATTCATCACGTTTGTTATCGGAACGATGATGCTGTTCACGCTATCCGGGTTTAGGTAGCTGTCCACGCCCTTGGCCAAGCTGATAAAGCGGAGGCCCATCTGCACAAAAAGGTTATCAATCAGACTTCCGGCATCCCTATAATTCCGGGCGAAACGGGAAAGGTCTGCTTGTGATAGCGAGAGACTAAAAAAATATGCACTTTGGAAAGAGCATCCCGCAGTAATCAACTGCGGGATATTTCTTATCATGTTGTACCCAATAGCTCCGCAATGTCCTTAAACTTTCAGACGATCTCCCTCCGGCCATCCGAGAAAACGTGAATTGCTTCAATGAAAGCATAGGCCATCTCGTACAATGTCATTAAATTAAGGATTTCCAGCACCCGAAAAAGCGCCCACCACCTTTTGAAAATATAAAAGGTGGTGGGCGCTTTTTCATGGCCCATATGCTGTTAAAACATCGGAAGCTACTCGAATTTATTTCCCCATAGCCCGGTGCAGGAAGGTGACAATCTGCCCACGGGTGCAGGTAGCAGCGGGGGAGAAGTTATTGCCGCCTATTCCGCTGGTGATGTCCTTTTCAACCGCCCATTGTACTGCGTCCGCGTAGTAGTCGCTTGCTTTTACATCGGTGAATTTATCAGTGGTAATAGCGGTATCCTTTTCCGCATTTTTGTCAATGGCGGATTTGGCGTCAGAATCCAGCTTGAAATAGAAACACTGTTCAACCATGCCCCCGTCATCCTCGCTGGTACCCGGATAAAGCGCACGAATTGCAAGCCCATAAATACAATCAGTATTGCCGCCGGTCATCTGCGCAAAAGCAGAGAAAGGAATTGTCGTCGTTTCACCGGGCTTCACTAAGACGGAATCGCAACCATGTTCATCGCTTTCCAACGCCCCCTCCACAAAATGGCCACGATTACCCCACCAACCATAAAAGTCGCCCTCACAGAACGCTTCTCTGTCTGATTTTTCAATCTCATCGTCAGGCCAATACGATTCAAGCCATATATTAATATGATAAGCTGCGTTTCCACTGGCAGTAAGGGTTTTGCTGCCGGTATTTCCAATGTCCCAAGTATCCGTGGGGGCAACTACGGCGTAATTGATCTCCGTTTCACCTCTCCAACTCTGGATATGTGCTTTTTCCTCGGAAAGATAAGTCCCGCTTTTTTCGTCGACTGTTCCGTTGCGCATAATTGTAAAGGTTCCCAAGACATCGTCAGGGGTGGCCTCCTGCCAGTCCTTAGCGAACACTGGAACCGTCAGGCCAAGGCACAGGGACAGAGTCAACACAAGGGATAATAATCTTTTCTTCATCTGGTTTTCTTCCTCTCAAAATAAAATTTCCAACAAAGCCCCGAAGGGCGGGCGGGGGATTTGCCCCCGCCCAGGGGTCTGTTGGAAACATAAAAAGCGGTGTTGAGCGTATAACTCAACACCGCCTGACTGAACTTCAATCAAAGCGAAACACCAGACCCATTTCCTGTTGCAAATTGGGCGATATGACAGTATAATGGGAGATACGGTGTAGTCTTTCGAGACTATGGTGTTGAGTGCTGTATCCACTCTTCATCGGAGCATAGCGGGTTGCCGCCCGCTATGCTCTGCCGCTATTTATGTCTCCACGGCTATTTTAACCTATCGCGGAAGAAATTGCAAGGGTGTTTTCGGGAAAAGTCTGTAAAAACGGACTTTTCCGCTTTTTTATCGACATTCCCCCGACTTGTTGATTTTTTCGGGGTATTTTGGGATTTTTGCGTTTTTTGACAATTACCGCTCATTTTTACATCATGGGCAGGACTTATTGAAATTCAGATTTTTCCTTAACTTAACGGCTGATTTTGGGACAATTTCCTTCAAAAAATCAGGGGGGTACAAAAAGTACTTTTATAGCATTTTGGGGACAAGTTGTGTTTTTAGGGTAAGCATGATTTATGCAGGAAAAAAATATCCCAGCGTTTTTTTGATACATTTCCGCAACATGTTGAGATTTCAGGCAGAACAACAATCTTGAACACAGATTTTCTGCCGTTAAATTATCGCGGCACACTTTTTTGAAAAATCAGCCCTTTCGGGGCCGATTTTGGACTTTTTCAAAAAAATGTGGAAATGAGGGGGCGGAGGAACAAGCCCCCGCCCCCCGTTTTTTGGGCCTGCGGCTTCTTAGGCTGCGATACGATAGGTAAACCAGCCGAAGCCCTTCACCCGAAGGTTTCGCTCGTCCTGCCGCCCCGGTCGAATTGGAACAGTGTTGCGGCCAATTTCCTGCATGACCGCTCCCCCGCTCATAGCCGGGTCATTAAGAAATTCTTTGCAAAGAGCAACCGCCATTTTAAAGTTCACAGTGTAGGCATATAATCCATCCTTCGGCTGCCGAACAACGACTTCTTTCACAATCCGGCTGGTGAAATTGAAAGCGGTCAATGCCGCATAAATCTCTTGCTCTACAAAATCGTCCCGCTTGCCATGAAGATTGACCAGCCCCGTGCTATACTTCAAACTGCGGAAGCTGCTCTCGATACCCCAACGCTGGTGGTAAATCTCTTTTAAGTCGTCAACGGTGAATGACCGGGGGAGCGAGGTTGCCAACGTCTCAAAATTGCCGTTGTCCAACTGAAAGCGGACAATGCGGAGCCGCATGGTGTAGGGGCTGGGAAAGTCCCACCGGGCGCGCCGGGTGGTGGAACCGGGTTTACTCTTTTTCGGCTGGGGGAGGTAGATGTGGCGGTTGCGTTTGTCCTCATTAGTCTGAGTGGTAGATATTGTAAACGCAATATCGCAGTCCAGTTCCAGCATAGGCAACCGGGCAATCTCACGCATGGCTGAATGGTTATGCTTCACCCGCAGGACAAAGTAGACATGTAGACATTCGGGGTGTTCATCAGGTGGGCCATGACATTGTAGCACTCATAACCCCGGTCGAGGACAATAATAGTCCTGCGGTTGAAGCGGTTCCGTTTGACCATTTCCACCAGTGCGCCCGGCTCGTCCTTCCTGGGTGCGGGCTGAATCACCGCGTCAAAGTAGGTGCGGTCGTAGATGTCAAACAGGGGACTCAAATGCAACTGGTTGTACCCCTTAGGCGCGCTGTTATTGCAGACGAAGCTGGGTGCATTGGGATTGCGGGCCATATTGATTGCGGTGCCGTCACAGGCCAGAACGCAGTAGCCTTTGTAGCCGCGATTGGGCTGACCGTATGCGCTGGAGGATGTGAAGTCCAGAAACACCTTGCGGAACACAGCGGGCGGGATTTGACGGCGGCGCTGAGAGACAGCGGCGGGAGTAGCGTCAATCCCGGCGCGGTGCAGTTCCTTCGCCAGCGGCCCGCCCTCGGCGGCAATCAGGAATTTGATCAGTTTCTTGGGCGGCAGCTTCTGGCTGCGGGCTGTGTGGGCTATGTCCACACTAGTGGCTATAGTACGCTCTAAATTACGCTTGTGTAGGTCGGCGAGGGATAATGCGTTGTCTGTGCCTATTTGCTCAAATGTAGCTGTTTGAGCGCCTGAATTGTGACGATTTTCAAGCCTTTCCATAATTTTTCCTCTTTTCGATAGTTATAAAACCATCGCCAGAAAAGCAAGAAAGACGCGCCCTCTCATCTGTGAGGGCGTCGCCTTTCATATTCGTCACTTATTTATCAATTAAAATGGTTTTCTTCTTGCCCCTGATGTGTGCATATAGCACTACGAATTTGTCTGGGCGATAATTTGTTTTCATTTTAGTAATGCGATACTGCGGCTGTCAAGTGGTCTGCGGCGTAATTCTCAATTTGTTTACAATCAACTAAACGACGCAACCAGATTTGCCGGTTTGCGTTAAGGGCCAGATACACCGTATCTGGCCCTTAAATCGCTTAATTTAATGACATTGCCATCTCGTAAGTTAAATTTTTCTCGTTTGCGAATGCGTCCGCTGCCCTGTCAATATCTGAATTGCAACCACGGAACTGTTCAGTCTGGAGAAGCTGATCTTCCAGTAATGTAATTTGCTCCTCAGTCGCAGATAACCACTCATTCAACGTTTTCTTTTGAGCCAGGTAATCAGACTTGGAAACGGCCCCATTGGAATACCGCTCATATACGCTCAATCTCTGTTCCCTGTATTTTCTTACCTGCTTCTGTAAACCGGAAAGCACCCTCATTTTCTGTTGTCTGACTTTCGCATTTTTACTATCAAATGAGAGATTCTTTTTCTTCCTCTCATCGACGAGTTGAATCAACAGCTGTATAGCATGAAAAGCAATTTCTTCAAGGTCTGCTTCCTTATATCTCATAGTGGAATCGCATTTTCCATTATTCTGATATATCCCATACTGGCAGTAAAATGTGCTGTTCCGATTATGGCTCATCACCCTGCCGCAATCCCCGCATCGAATGAGGGAACGGAGCGGATACATCTTGCATTTGCTTTCCCCTTTTGTCATATTGTGAATGACCGACTGGGCAAGCTCGAAGTCCTCCCGGCTTACAATCGTCTCATGTGCCCCTTCAACAACGATGACATCCTTACTGCTCTGCTTAAAGGTCTGCCTGGATAAAGGGGCAATAATCTTCCGCTGGTGTCCGACGGCTGCGCCGGTGTATGCCCGTTTTCTGAGGATGGAGTGGACCATTTCATGTGTCCACGCAATTTGCTTTGACATATTACGAAACTTTTTTGTATCGGGGTGTCTTGCGGTAAAATACTGCCCCGGAGTGGGAATACCGTCTGCGTTCAGGATTTTGGCGATCTTGCCCGCGTTGTTGCCCCCGATAGCCAGCGCAAATATTCGCCGGACTACCTCTGCGGCCTCTGGGTCAGCCACCAGCTTGTTCCGCTCTGTCGGATGGAATGCGAAGCCGTAGGGGGCAAACCCGCCCATATACTCGCCCTGCTTCATACGCTGGATTTTCGCTGAGGTGGTTTTCATGGATAAATCCTTGCTGTATGCGGCGTATGCGATATTTCGCATCGCTACATCCATACCGCCCGTCGTACCCACAAAATCCGCACTGTCATAGTGGTCGTTGATGGAGATAAAGCGTACTCTCAGGAATGGGAACAGACATTCAAGGCAATCGCCAATTTCGATATAGTCTCTAGAAAAGCGGGAAAAGTCCTTAACGCATACAAGGTTGAACTCTCCCACTTCTACCCGCTGCATCATCTCCGCAAACGCAGGCCGGTCCATATTTGTTCCGGTGAATCCATCATCACAAAACTCTGACCGCTGGCATTGAGACAGTTCACTGTGGCAGTCCAGAAAGCGGTTGATAAGGCTCCTCTGGTTTGTAACGCTGTCACTTTCCGCTTTTCTTTTGCCAGTATCCTCGTCCGCCGTGGACAGGCGGATATAGACCGCAATGTTATATTCGCTCATATGCTCTCCCCTCCCTCTGTCAGCCGGTCAATACAGGCTTTTGTCAAATTGAAGATATCGTGGTATTTGAAGCACAGTTCAATATCTCCGTTTACATGGACCAGAACCTGAGTAATTGCATGGTCTACAAGCTCCTGTGAAAGCCTTTCCGCCGTCTGAATCCCTTTCATCATCCGAATCCATCTGTTGTTGGGAGACATGACCTCAACATAGGTGCTACGCCGTTCCGTTAGCTCGTCAAGCTGGGTGTTGAGTTGTTCCCACTGTTTGTCGTATGCTGCCTTGGCAAAGATGTATTCTTGTTCATCCAACGTCCCATCGGCATAATCATCATAGAGCTTGCTGCGCTTTTCCGACACACCACGCAATTTCATAGACACACTTTTCACAGCATTGTTGAGTTGACTGCGAAGATTTTTCTCTCTGGCAGTTGATTGAAGTTTTTCAATCAGAACTTCATAGTCCAGCGCAACCTGATTATGGAGTTTTATGGCATTGAGAACTTTCCCCTCCAGGGTATCCTGGCGGATATAATGTGAAGTGCAAGTCACAGTCCGTCTTGTGGCGGCGGTACTGCACTCATAAAAGGCATACCATCTGTTCCTCTTGTCTTTGTCAATCTTCTTACGGTGGAAGTACATTCGTTTGCCGCAGTCAGCGCAGAAAATCTTATCCTCAAACAGATTGACAAGAGTGGACCGTACTTCCCGGGACTGGCCCATTTTCGCCCTGCGGGCGTCAGACGCAGTTTTCATGATTGCTTGAACACGGTCAAAAGCCTCGCGGCTGATGATAGGCTTATGAGCGTCACGGGTAACGTACCACTCGTCCTGGCCTGTCCTCTTTCTTTCGTACATCCCGGCGTAGATTGCTTTTCTTGTACGGCCAACCATAAAATCACCGCAGTACGCAGGGTTTTTCAAAAGTCCATGAATCGTGCTGGCAGACCAGCACATGGTATTGACACCCTCCATACTGTTTACTCGCTGCAAGGTCTCAGGAATGGGGGCATGTGCTTCTTCCAGCCGGTCAAGAATGGCTGTAACAGACAGGCCCTCAAGTTTCCACTGGAAAATATTTCGTACATAGCCTGCGGTTCTCTCGTCAGGAACAATGTTCGATCTGCTTTCATCCCATTTGTAGCCGTATGGAATTTTCCTCCAACGAAAACTGCCATTTTCCATTTGAGTACGGACAGAGGCAGATACTTTGCGAGAAATATCCTTGGAATAAAGACTGTTTATCATATTTTGAAGCGGTATCATCAGTGATTCATTACTTCCATCTGTAGCATGGGAATCATAATTCTCTTTGACCGAGATAAAGCGAACGCCGAACTGCGGGAAGATATGTTCCAGATATGTACCCGTCTCCACATAGTCACGCCCAAAGCGGCTCAGATCACGGACAACAATGCAGGTAATCCGCCCGGATCGAATATCATCCATCAGCCGGTTGAACGCTGGCCGGTCAAAGACGGTTCCAGTTCGCCCGTTATCAGCATAGATGTCGGTCTGGCGCAGATACGGGCAAGTCCTGACGTATTCCTCACATACAGCAATCTGTGTTTCCAACGCCGCTCCATCGTCATCCTTGCCGCTGTTCTCCACGGAAAGACGGGCATATATCGCCGTGGCGTAAATTCGTGTGTTTTCGGATTGTCTGCCA